GTTATACTAGAAACAGGGGGTCTTTTTTGTTTTCTAAGTAGTTCCCCTCTACTTAGCCAACTCTCTGATTGTCTGAAGTATTAATTCAGGTTTAATTAAGTAACCCTTACTAGGGTTAGGTTCTATATTACAGGTAATAGGATGCCCCCACAAAGTAACTGCATGACGGAGTGCGTTTATAGGGACAATAAAGGTTGCTCCTTCTAATACAAATGCCCAGTACTCTGCTTTAGTTGTAGACAATCCTGATGCATACCACTCTTCGTTGTTGTGCGACCAGCATACTGTTTCTATATATAAGTTGCCAGTGTTCTTCCACATAAGGTCTGTCTTTACTTCAATAGTTTTGCCACCAGTTAATAGTTCATTAACTAATGCTTCGCCTTCATGACCAACTGATAAATCTAAATCAAAATCAGATAGTTTGCTCATAGATTACACCGTCAAACATAGATGCTGGTACAACAGTTTTACCTACCATGTTGTGTTTGCTTCTATACCTGTCCCTTTCTTCTTTAGTAGTACCTGCCCATATTCCATGGACTAGTGTATCCATTGCATAATCAAAACATTCGACTCGTACTGGGCAAGTCTTGCATATTTTTTTAACATAATCAAGATGAGCATAGTTACCACCTTTGTCTTCAGTAAAGAATACTTCTACATCTATACCATTGCATGCTGGTGTATCACTAAATCTCATTAGCCCCCCGTAGAATAGAAACCAGTTCCTTTAAAATGTACTGGTATAGAAGACCATATACGAACCATAAGATTTCCGCAAGAGGGGCAAGGTAATGGAGTAGGGTCATCTACTTCTATAACTTTACTACATACTTTACATTCAAAATCATAGTAAGGCACTAGTCACAGTCCAATCCATGTTCATCTATTGGTGTAGATAAAGTAACTAAAGAACCACAATTAGCGCACTCGCCATCTAAAAAGTAAAAACATATCTCTCCTTGTTCAAAGGCTACTATGGCTAGGAATAGTTCTGAACCACATACACAGATATCTCCTATTGGATTACCTCTTAAGTCTATTGACTTACTGTAATCTTTTTTGTTTAGTAACTCTCTTATATCTTTAGGTTCTTCAGTCATGTTCTTTGCTTTCTTCTTTAGTTTCTATAACGTCTGGCTCACTGTGTGTTCGCCAGCCGCCTAGTATTTTTATTAAAGAAGCAATTGCTCTGTTAACTTTCATACGTGCACCATCAGCAGATGTATCAAGTTCTTTTCCTAAATCATTCCACTCGTAGTTGTCTACACTAAACTTGATTCTTAAAATATTTTGTTTAGCCTCTGCTAATCTGTTGAATGCTTTTTCTATATCTGACCGTAGAACTAGCCAGTTGTTGCCATCTGTTACCTCACCTGATTTACCAAACTTAAAGTTAAGGTCTTTGATTTTACTAGGTATTTCATAACTATTACCTATGATAGATGGAAGGAATGCTTCTATAACTGATGGGTCATAGTAATATAAATCTGATATGTCATAGCCAACCTTGCGTGCTTTTTCTTGTTCACAATATTTAAGTGCTGCATTGCGTAGTGACCTAGCAATTAATCTTTCTTTATCTTTGGCTGGTAACTTAGACCATTCTGTATATTTAACTGGATGTGTAAGAAACCATACCCATAATACTTGTCTTATATCTTCTGCTTCAGTAACTGGATACTTCCTATAATATTCAGACGCAAGAGTAGAGACAAGTAATTCATATTCATCTACCCATGCATCTTTTTTCAATCTATTTACAACTTACACAATAATTATTTGCTCTTAAATTTACACGATACACATAAAATTCTCTAGAACATCTATAACAAGATACTTTAATTACATCTGAAGGTTTGCCTTCTGTAAAGTAAAATGGGTTTCTAATCTTTAACACTATTCTATGCCTTCCCATTGTCCTCTTTGTACCAATAGTCCTATTATAGCATAGTTAGCCAGGTCTATGAGGGTATCCTCAATAGATTCATAGTTCGGCGTGCCGCCTTTATCAGCCATGTTATTTAGACGGGCTAGTTTGTCATACATCCTAACACGCAGCCCATTCATTGCCCCGCCAGGAGCGAGGGCAATATTTAACGGACCATAATCTTCCTGCTTCTTCATCATGATACTACGCAATTCATTAAGAATTGTATCTACATCACTTGGGTTCTTCACTTAACATCTCCTTCATACTAGAATCGAATTGTTCCATTGCTGATGCTATTTGTATCTCATCAGTAAACTGTTGACCTTCTCCTATGCTACTTGCATATATAACTGTGGCTAATAGTGTAAGCATTTTCATAGCACTATCTGGGTCATCTCCTATAGTTACATATATATCTCTTAGTGCATTAAGTATATCTAATCCTTGTCCATCAGATATTTGTAAGCCAACTAATCTTTTATTTTCTCCTATAAAATCCCATAACTGTTTATCATTTTCCCAAACATTTTCTAATTCGCTCATCTATCCACTCCTTTCCTTCTTGAACTATAATGCTATTAACATCATGTCCTTCTGGCATTTGCATTAGGTTAACGTTAGGTAGTTCTCTACTTAGTTTCTTACCAAACTCTAAGCCAGCATTGTCTCCATCTGCTAAAACAATTACTGTTTCAAAGTCATCTAGTATTTTACTATAATAAGGTTTCCAATTGTTAACTCCAGGTATACCTATAGATGAGTGTGTTGTCTTGGCTTCTAAGATTATTGTATCTAACTCACCCTCAGTTACACATATATAATTGCCAGCAGTTAATACTGTTTGTGCATTAAACATTGTAGTCTTAGCCCCAGGTATACCCATATACTTGGGTTCATCTGGATTGTTATTAAGAGTTCTAAATCTAATATCAACCACACCTGATGGTGTGATGTATGGGATTGCTAACCTATTCTTGTAACTCTCGTGTCCTGGAAGAGCGTCCTTCACTATCCCCAGATGAAACTTTCTCGCTTCGTCTACCGAGAGATGACGGCTTGAAAGGTATTCCTCCGCTAGATGAATGTGCTGAGCGTATTGTTCTGTTGCCTGCAAGAGAAATGCTCTCTGCGAATTTGATAGCCTCACTGTAATTACCTCCTTGTTTATATATAATTAAATCATACACATCACCTTGTACTTCACAACCAAAACATTTAAATCTTTTATCTTCAAAGTTAATTGCTGCTGATGCATGCTTATCACCATGAAAAGGGCAACGCATCTTGCGCCAACCATGCCCCTCCGCTGGCAGGGTGGCGCCTATATAAGTTAGATAGGCAACAATACTGTGCTTATCCATAGTAATAATCCTATCATTTCTTGTTGAAATAATGTAAGTAAAATTAATAACTCATTTATCATTTATAATCTTTCTGATTAATTCTATCCATAGTTTTGCTGGCATTGTTGCATACCATTCTCCTACATCTCCTTTACCTTTACGTTTGTGTAACACTGTACCTGTCCATGCATTATCATTTTTTATTTCTATTTCTAATTCTTTTATCCATGTAGATAAATCTAAACGGTAATGGTCTTTAACTTCTATTGTTACTCCGTTAACACCACTGATGTCTCCTTTGTCTAGTTGGGCACCTGCAATTCGCCTGTCTGCATAGGGAAAACCATTGATTTTAAGCCACTTTACGACATCTGCCTCGGCTCTACTGCCCTTAGCCTTGGCTGGATTACTCATAGTAATTCCTGTTGTGTTGTGTATCTAATCATAACATCATCTAGATGCATAGACTCTGGATTAAATGAAAGAGTAACATAGTTATTACCTGTCTGGTCTGCTTTACCATAACGATTCTTAACTGGGGCTACACATAAGAAGTTGTCATCTCCTTGTTTCATCTGACCAATAGTTAATACCATTGCTGGTATCTGATTAACTAATCCTTGAATAGATGAACGTGATTGGCAAGGATAACCTTCGAATCCTTCTTTGGTATGGTGTAGTACTAACACGGCAGCATTGGTATCTCTGGCTAGATACTTAAGTTCTTTCATTGCAGCACGCATACCTTGGAACTCTTCGTGTCCATCCATTGCTATGTCCATAAGATTATCTACAACTATAAGTGTAGGGCTTCTGCCCCATACTGTTTCGAATGCAGATACTTCTTCATCTAAATCTTTTAATGTAGGTGTAGATTCAAATGACCAGAACAAATGATTGTTTAGTAATAGTATTTCATTTGCTTTGTCTGGGTCTTTCTTTAGTAATAATTCTGCTGATTGTTGGCTCATGTTGCCAGCCATTGCTATTAAACGCATAGCCATAGTGTGTGCATTGGTATCTGCACTGAAGTAAAGCGTTGGTAGTTTAGTTCTGGCAGCAATTGCTAATGCAATTGATGACTTGCCTGCACCTGGAGTGCCTGCTATTACTGTTACCTCTGCTCTGCGTAGTATGATTCCCGCCCTTTCAAAAGCCTGGAAGGCTGGTGGTAATGGTTCACCACCAACCTCGGCTTTACTGATTGAGCGTCTAAGGGTTTTCACTTACCACATTTCTGCATAATTTTACCGCATTGTTCACAACACGTTGCATCGCAGTCTTTATACATATTATCATAGTCATATTGTGTACTATGATTTTCGCATGAGTCTGCAAGTTGATGTGCATTACAACACTTTGATAAAGTTATTGTTGGAAACTCCATTACTGTTCCCATTTATTTAACTTGTTCTGCTACGAATGTACTCCATGCTGCATCTGTTGTCTTTAGATAAACATTCTTGCATTTATCAAAGGCACCTTTAGGTGCACCACAAAAGTAACCACGATATATTGAGCCATCTTTACCAGTGCCTTGAATGGCAGTCATCTTTCCATGTGGACAGTTGCGTCCACTAAGCGTTGCAGTTGAGTTATCCATTGGTGAAATGCTTGCGCCTAGTGCTGATGCAATTGTTCCTACTGTCATAGGTGCTGGTACTGTGCCACGAATTGCTTGTTCTAGTTCTGTTGTGGCTGATGTGATGGCTGCTAATCCTGTTGCAACCACTGCGTCTAGTTCTTCTCCGTTACTTGCACGGACTGTTACTAAACTACCTGATGCTGTCTTGATTGTGATACTGATTGGTGCTTCTGAGTGAGACACTATTTGTTCTCCTGTTCGAACGGATAAGAAAGACCTTTTTGGTCTCTCCATTTTCTTGCTTTCATGGATAATTGTAAACCTTTATAGCCCTCTTTAATATCTACCCACATTAACTTACATGTGCCAGTTCCTGCAGGTAAATGGATAATGATTGCCTTGTCTTTGTTTACATCTCCCCATGTACTACGGGTTGCCGTAGCACCATCGTACGGCAAGCCGTTAGCATAGATTGCTAACTGTATTGCTATGTTATTAGGATGGTCTATCCGACCTGTCTTAATATCAGCAATAAATAACTCACCGTTATACTCAACAAGTCTGTCTGGTGTACCAGCAATCTTGTATTTATCTAGCACACTGAACTGTTCAATGAACTTATTGTTGAGAATCTTAGTTGTTTCTTCATACGCCTTGATGTCTGGTATCCACTGTGGTGGTACGACACCTAAGTCTTGTCCTAAATCTAATCGTTCTGCTAGTGAGTGTATGGCTGTGCCTATGTTGGCTGCTTTGTTTGCACCTGCTACTTCCATAGCCGATTCAATCAAAGAGTTAACTGCCATTTTATCTTCTTGTGCTGCGCTAATAGATAACAATATGTCTGGTCGTGTAGTTAAACCTATTGCTGCCATCCGCATCTTCCATGCTACTAATGCTGATGCATCATCTAATGAGTTAGCAATTGTTGTTGCTCGTGTATAGGCTACTGGTTTGCCGCCTGTTGGCGGGACTACTAGTGGTCTGCCGTATCTGTCTCGTTCTATTACTAACTGTGCCATTGCTCTCCTTTACTTATGAGTTGCCCTGAGAAAGGAGATAGCCGAAATCAGGGCACTCAAGATTAGTATATCACATTAGGCTTCAGGATACGCTGATTCCATTGAGATATCATCTACCCAAATGTCGCCATCTACGGTCATGTTAACCTCAATATTATCTTTAATAATATTTTCAGCCTCATCTTTATTAGATGCTTCTATACCTGTAACTGTGGCTGTGATAGTTATGCTTGCAGACCAAGTCTTAGTTAGTCCTTCACTACCTATGTTAACGAGCAGACTATTAACATCATCTACCTCAGATACAATTTCATCACTATCTGTTTCATATCTAGATTGAAAGTGTTCTCTTACATCAAACTGTGCACTCTTAAACTTGCGTTCAACTTGTGCTAGTTCTATTTTAAGTTGTTCTTTTTCTTCTATTAATCTAGTAAGTGATTCATTGGTAAAGGTGTACTTAACACCACCTACCTGTGTAGATACTGTTGGTTCAGCACCATCTAGTTCTGTGTAGTAC